GCGTCAGCTTTACCTTGTTCATAAAAATGGTTAGCTATTTTGTCAGGATTAGAAGCGGCAAATAAAGCTTTATGGTAACCCCCGGCGTCTTGTAACATTTTATTGTTACCAACATATTTATTAAAAACATTTAATAAATCACTTTGGGTTTCTTTTACTTTATTAACATCTTTTACATTGAAACGATATTTCTTGTCTCCTACGTTGAAATTAAAACCTTTAAATTCTTCGCTAAAAACTTTACTAGTTTCTTGTTCAAAATGTTTTGTTTGCTGCTGTAATAATTCTTCAGCTGATTTTTGCTCTTTATTGTATCTGTCGAAAAAATCAATAGCTTTTTGCTGTTCAGGAGCTAATTTGGAACCCAACTTGACTTCCTTATAGTATTTATCCTTAGTTTCATTTAAAAACTTATTGGCATTTGCGACTTCCTCTTTAAGAGCAAGTTTTTTTCTTTTAATATCTCTTTCCTCATCTACTTCTTCGTCATATGAAAATTTATCGTCTAATAAAAACGATACTTCATCATAACTTAAATGAGGCTTAGTTTGTTTATAGTATTCTCTTAATAATGTAGTTTGATCTACATTTGAAAAGTCAGCATTTAATCTAACATAATCCTCAAGAGTTCCACCAGTTTCTTCCATAAATTTTACCAGGTCTTGTATGTTTTCTGGTAGGTTTACTTCTGGTTCTTTTGTTTCTTCAACCGGTTCAACTTTTTGTTCTGGTTGTTTTTCTTCAGCCGCTAGGGCTGGCTCTTCTGAAACTTCTTCTTCAATAATTTCTTCAAGTACAGGCTCTTCTATTTTTTCTTGCTGTACTTCTTGCAATTCCACTTTGGCTTCTTCCCCATCTTTTTCATTCTCGCTGCTTCCGCGTAACACGCCATCTTCTGTTTTTTGTTCTTGAACGGCATCTGTTTCTTCTTTTGGTTCGTTAATTTTTCCTAAATCCACAGTGTAATCACCGTCTTCATTGGTCGGTATTTTTTGTACTTCTGCTTCTTTTTCAGCAATAGACTTTTCTTCAATGTCTAAAGCTTCTGCTTTGATGTTTTCTGACATAATAAAATATAATTGTTTAAGTATTATCTTGGATCAAATTGTTCCAATCCAAATCCACCTAAGTTGTCAAATCCAGCGGATTCAAAGTTTTTTGGTGGTTTTCCAGATTTTCTCTGGTCTATAAGTTCACTTTGCTGTGACGCTTGTATTTTCGTTCTTTTATCTTTACGATCTTCTTTATACTTCTCTTTATTGTTAATCACCTGATTCTCCTGCTCTTTAAGCTTCATATTAAGTTGAAACTCAAACTCCATTAGCTCTTTTTTAATTTGCGCTTCTCTTTCAAGTTTTGCAATATCGAATTGTGATTGTGCTTGTGCAATTTGTACTTTGCTTTCAGCAATCCCTTGCTGTTTTTGTATTTCTGCGGCGGCCCCTGCTTGAGCTGACTGAGCGTTAGCTTGGGATTGTGCTTGGATATTTTCCATTTGGATTTGTCTATCTCTTTCAAACTTTTGCTTTCTTCTTAATTTTAATAACTGATTAGCTAATTTTAAATTTCTAATTTCTCTTACATCAATAGCATCTTCTAATTCTATTTGCTTTTGAGATATAGCCATTTGTATGTTATTTTCTAGCAATTGTTTTTCTTCTTCATCCGGAGATAATTCTAAAAATATACCAAAATCATGTATATGTAATTCTTTTATTTCTGTTAAAGTAGTAACATCAATTTTACCTAAAGATTGAATAAATGAATTTTTAGTATTAGAAAATTCTAATATATCTGATATTCTTAATGATATTGCTTCAGCAGTTTTTAAAGTTAAATATAACCCAGCTTGTAATATGTGTCTTGTCGCTGTATTGCTATTAGCTGCAGCTAATTTTTGTAAACCAACCAATGCATTTCTGTCTGGTGCACTACCATCTCTTGCTTCATTTAATCCAGTAACATCTCTCATCATTTGCAGATAATAGTTGTAAGATTGTATTAAGCTTTGTATTTTCGAACCGCCAGATCCAGCTCTTAATTCTTGTATAGGCACCCTACCGTTATTAAATTCACCATCTTGTGTCATTGATCTACCAATAACAGAACCAGTTTGGAAGTACATATTTAACGCTTCTTGTGGGTTATAATTAGTCCCATTGCCCAAATCAACTTCAGCTAAACCATCAGCATCCAAATAAACACCGTCTGGCACCATGCGCGATAATACTTGCTGGAGTTTTAAATGTGTAATTTGAATCATATCAGCAAACGATGTCATCCTACTGACCAACGATTCAGTCTTACCTTTATAAATTCTTGGGGCTACCATATTATAACTCATCTGAACTTTTGTAATATCAGATTTAGGTCTTGTCATATTAACAGCTTTCTGCCATTTTAATAATTTATCGTGGCCTACAATTTTAGCGCCTTCATATAGACACTCAATAGATCTATTTACTTTTTCAAATCTAGCTCTTGAATCTTTGGGCGGATTAAATTTATCGTCTTTTTTAATTGCTTTATCAGCCCCTGATGTAGTTTCTTTAATTTTATAAACTTGATTTTCAAATGTTTTGTATTCAAAATATAAAACATATACAAAATTTTTATCTGAAGAGTTTACGCCAATTTGATTGTATAATAATGAGCTATTACCTTTACCTTCAATTTCTTCAATATCCTCCGTTGTTAATTGTGGAAATTGTTTTTTTAATTCTATTAAACTTACTCTTCTTACTTCGCCTACATAATACAAATCATCAAAATAAGGCGAGTCTGTATAAGAATATATTAAATCAGACGGGTCAACGTATTCTAATTTAATCCCTTCAGCAGTATTAAAACTATTTTTTACAGCCCCAATACCTAAAACAGCAATATCATAATCTAACCTCTTTTTTAATAATTCGTATTTATTCAAATTGAAAACATTATCAATAGCTTGTTCCTGAGCTAATTCTATTGATTGTTTATAATTTAATTGCATATGTAGATTAAGTTCTTCTTCGCTTTCTGGTATTTCTTCTTTAGGGTTGTTTAATGTATTAACACCTAAAGTTTTTTCTATTTTAGCAGCAAATTCAGAAGCGAACATGTCATTCAGCATCTCATCCACATATTCAGTTCTTTTTTTACTAGCAATAGGATCAACAGAAAAAGCTTTTAATCCGTATGCTCTCTCAGCAATACCATTAACAACTATATCCACAAATTTTGGGATAATAGGCACTGGCTTCCAATCTAAATTTAAGTAAGACAAATCACCGTTAATGGATAATTCATCTTTATATTTTTTAATGCTTTGTTCGCCTCTAGCATATAACCTAAGGTTATGATAGTTATCTCTATTAGAGAAATAGCGAGATCCTCCTGAATCTTTTTTGAACCATTCTGACTCAACAGCTTTAGCAACTTGAAGCCCATAATCTAAACCTCCCTTTTCTGCGTCGCTAACTGCTTGACTCGGAAAAATACCTTTTGGTGATACTCTTGCCATCTATTGTATTATTTTTGAAAAATTTCCATTATTGTTATATTTAGAAAAACTAAAATTAACTTTACTTTTTAATTCTCTTGTTTGATTTGGTGCATATCTATTTTTATTGCATGCCATAACCGCTAAGCCTGAACTTATCGCCGCATCAAATTTTGTTCTTTTGTTTATATCAAACTTAGCCCAATCGTTTAATGTGTTATTAAAATACATATCGCCGTAACTGCCATCTTCTTTTTCACCTACATAATTATTTATATAACTTTCAATTGCAGCAGCATGGGCTTGTCTAATATCTTCGCTTGAATTCGGTATACCTCCAATTTCTTTTTCAGTAACCGATAATTTATTCCATATTTTATCAGGTCTATTCATTGAATAGCCTCTATATCCTCTTCGTTTTAAATAGTATAATAATCTAGGCTTGTTGTTTTCTGCTAGTATTGGCATACCATAAAAGTGTAACGCCATTAATATATCTTCAAAAAACATTTCCGCTGTTTGTGGTCTAGCTATATATTCTAAAAAAAACATATTAGCAGGAATTTCTTCCATGCTAAATTTTGTGAGACCGTGTAAAGAACCTTTAGATCCTTGACCGTC